GGGCCAACGCAATGCTATGACCGTTGTTCACATACAGGGAAGTCCCGTCGAAGAACGGCTTTACGCCATGCTCCGGGGGAACATCCTCAACCACAACAAAATTGTGGATTTGTACCGCGAGCTCGTGGCTCAGGCTTGACTTTGTCAAGAAACAGGCAGACTACTGACGGAGGAAGGAGCAACCCTATGACCACAGAAACACCCGTTGAACGCATCGTTGCGGAGTACGTGACCCTGCGGGATACCATCAGCGAGAAAGAAGAGAAGCACAAAGAGGAGATCGCGGTCCTCAGGGCTCAACTTGAAGAGCTCGCCGCAGCCTTGCTCGAAGTGTGTGCCGAGCAGAACATCGACAGTATGCGTACCCCAGCGGGGACGGCGTCCCGCCGCGTGCTTTCTAGGTACTGGACTAGCGATTGGGAGGCCATGTATCAGTTCATCAACGAGAACAAGGTTCCGTGGCTCCTCGAAAAGCGCATCAACAACAACCTGATGCAACAGTTCTTAGGGGACATGCCCGATCTTACCCCGCCCGGCTTGCAGGCCGACCGTAAGTTTATCATTTCCGTCCGCCGTCCTTCGGCCCGATAAGAGGTACTAGCACAATGGGTGCAGTTACGATCTTCAACAACGGTTCTGTCCCTTCGAACCGCAAGCGCGAGCTCAGCCCGCTCGCCAAGTCTCTGGTGTCGGCTACCACCAACCGGCGTATCCAGCTGAACACCAACGGTACGTTCAAGCGCATCATCAACGGCGAAGTCGTTGGTAAGCCCCTCAAGGGCGAGATGGAGATCATCGTGGTCAACACGCTGGAGAAAGTCTCGCGCGTGTTCTACGCCAAGGAATATGACCCGGACGCGGCACCTGCCGCTCCAGACTGCTGGTCTAATGCCGGTGACGTGCCGGAAGAAGGTGCGAAGGGTAAGCAGTCTACCTCTTGCGCTACCTGCCCGCAGAACGTGGTTGGGTCGGGCGCTAAGGGTAAGGGTCGCGCTTGCCGCTACCAACGGCGTCTGGCTATCGTCGTGCCCGGTGATCCGGCTGGCGATCTCTATCAGTTCAACATCCCGGCCAAGTCTCTGTTCGGCAAGGGTGTGGGCAACGTCCATCCCTTCGAGAGCTACTACAAGTATCTCGCCGCCAACGGCTTCTCGCTCGACGCCGTCGTGACCAAGGTTGCCTACAACGACGAAGCTGAAACGCTGGAGCTGCAGTTCTCTCCTGCGCGGGAACTGACCGACGAGGAGATTGACCTTGTCGCGGAGGCGCGTCAGCGCCCGGAAGCCACCAGCTACACGGTGATTACCGCGTTCGAAGTGGATGTCGCGGGCCGCAAGCCCAAGGTGGAAGCCGAAGCCCCCAAGGCCAAGGCGAAGCCGGTGTTCACGGACGAGCCGGACGAAGAAGAGGAAGTGGCCCCGCCGATCAAGCGCAAGCGTGCGGCTGAAGACACGGACGAAGTTCCGACCAAGTCGAAGCTGCAGTCGGTGATCTCTGCGTGGGGCGATGATGACTAGCCCAACTGGCTTTCGGGGGTATAGCCTGCGCCTCTATACCTGTAACGCGGCTGCAGACCCTGAGAGCCTCGGCGTGCAACTAGGCCAACTGTGCATCGCACATGATGTGCCGGTAACCGACGTTGCACGCCGGATTGGGGTGAGTAGGCAGACGTTATACAACTGGTTCTGCGGGGTCACTTCTCCGCAGAAGCGGTTCCTCCCTGACGTTGAGGCTTACCTCGCCTCCTTGCGCTAAGGCGCAAGCTTTTCACTCCATTCAGTGTAAATGCGCGGGGTCTCCCGCGTACGCGGGCAGCCATGACCGACAAAGACCTCCTCAGCACAGTACAGCCACCCGGCGGGTGGTTTGCGGTCGTCGGCATCAAGAACGGCGCTGTACGTCAGGACTTCGTCGAGACGCGAGAAGCTGTAGACGCCCTTGTTAAAAAGCACGTAGCCGCTAACCGCGACGTCTTCTTCGGCGTGGCGAAGTTCAAGACCAACGAGAACCGCACCAAGGAAAATGTTCACAGCCTGCAGGCGCTGTGGCTCGATATCGACTGCGGTCCTAGCAAAGCCGCGCCCAACCCCAAGACAGGCCGCCCTGCAGGCTACGAAGACCAGACCGCCGCTATCGCTGCCCTGCGCGGTTTCTGCACCGACTTGCACCTGCCCCGCCCGACCTTGGTTAACTCTGGGCGCGGGGTACACGCATACTGGCCGCTCACTGAGGCCGTGACCCGTGAAGAGTGGGAGCCCGTCGCCGCCCGCCTGCGGGAGCTCTGCGTAGAGCGTGAGTTCTACGTCGACCCGGCGATCTTCGAAGTGTCTCGCATATTGCGTGTGCCCGGCACCTTCAACCACAAGGGCGACGAGCCACTACCCGTGGAAGTCATCGCCTACTCCAAGGCCGTAGACCTAGCAGAGTTCAAGGAGCTTCTGGGGGAACCGACAACCCCTTACGTTGCACCGCGCATGGCGCTGGCAAAGAGAGAAGGCGGTAACGAACTAACTCCCCTCGCAAAACTGCTACGGGATAGCAGCGACACCAGCTTCGCCAAGATCATGCGGCGCAGCATGTCGGGCACAGGGTGCAATCAGCTCCGGGACTGCTACGAGAACCGCGCTACGCTGGAAGAGCCTCGTTGGTTCAATGCGCTTTCTATTGCTAAGTTCTGCGCTGATTGCGATAGCGCGATCCACAAGATGTCCGAGGGCTACCCCGGCTACGACCCCGACAACACCGAGCGGAAAATCCAGCATATCGGGGGGCCGCACTCTTGTGCGGTGTTTGCGAACACCAACCCCGGCGGCTGCGAAGGCTGCCCACACTGGGGCAAAATCACTAACCCCTTGGCGCTAGGTCGGGTGGTGGCAGAACCCGAGGAACCCGAAGCCGACCCAGAGTTCGAGCTGGATGAAGACGAGAGCGAAGACTCCGCACCGCTGCCGGGGAGATACCCTAAACCCCCTTTTCCGTACCAGTGGGGCAAAGACTACAGCCTGTGGCGGATGGCATCGAAGGACGAAGAAGAACCTGCACTCGTCTATGAGTACCCGATCTACGTCCTGAAGCGCATGAACGATCCGGTCAAGCGTGACGTTGTCATCCTACATATCCACATGCCGCTGGACGGCTTGAAGGAGTTCACCCTTTCGAACGCAGAGGTCATGGATGGTAACGAACTCCGGAAAGTACTGGCTTCCTACGGTGTGATGACGACCAAGAAGCGCTTCGACTTGATCACGGACTACGTCATGAACTCCGTTAGAGAACTGCAAACCACACAGAAGGTAGAGAAAATGCGGCAACAAATGGGTTGGACCGAGGACGACAAAGGTTTCGTTCTGGGCGACAAAGAGTACACAACGGACGGCACCTTCTCGAGCCCACCGTCATCAGTCACCGAGAACCTCGCAGCGAAGATGCAGGCCAAAGGCACACTGGAGAAGTGGAAGGAGGTCTTTAACCTCTACGGGCGCAAGGGGCTCGAACCCCACGCCTTCGCCGCGCTTACTGCGTTTGGCGCTCCGCTCTTCAAGTTCACTGGCCTTAGTGGCGCGGCTATCAACGTAGTGCACCCGGAGTCGGGTACTGGCAAGACGACCACGTTGCTTATGTGCAACAGCGTCTACGGCTCCCCCATAGGTTTGTGCCTGACACAGGCCGACACCATGAACGCTAAAGTGCAGCGCATGGGTATGAACAACAACCTGCCCTGTACGTTCGACGAGATCACCAACACCACGGCGCAGGAGTTTTCAGACTTCCTCTACGGGCTGACGCAGGGGCGCGGCAAGGACCGCATGAAGCAGTCTGTGAACGAGATGCGCACCAACACCACGACGTGGCAGACCATCGGCCTGTGCAGCTCCAACGCGTCTTTTGTAGAGAAGCTCTATTCGATCAAGACCAACCCCTCCGGGGAGCTCATGCGTATTTTTGAGTACAAGATCGGCCCCGTCGACGCCATCGACGCAGAGCTCGGCAGGGAGATGTTCGACCACCAGCTGCTGGATAACTACGGGGTTGCGGGTCCCATCTACGTTGACTTCCTCGTTAACAACAAAGAAAGCGCCATCGCTACACTGACCGGGATGCAGGAGCGGCTGGCTAAAGAGCTGCGAGTCACAAAGAGTGAACGGTTCTGGGCGGCAGAGGTTGCATGCAATATCGCCGGGGGTCTGATCGCCAAGGAGCTCGGCCTGCTCGACTGGGATATCCGCGCGATCTACGCGTTTGCCTGTAAGGCGTTTCTGTCTATGCGGGAGCAAGTGACCCTCCCGCCCGCGCTCAGCGACCCGGTGTCTGTCCTCGCGGAGTACATGAACCGCAACCTGCAGAACATTCTGGTGGTCAACGCCGAGAAGGACCCCAAGTCCAACATGGCTACGCTCCCTAGCCGGGAGCCCAAGGGGGAGCTCTTGATCCGGTTCGAGCCGGACGTGCAGCGGCTCTACTTCACAGCGGGTGCGTTCAAGACGGACTGCGTCAAGTACCAGATCAATTACCGGGACACCTTGAAGACCCTTACCTCTATGGGGGTGTTCATCGGCACCGCGACCAAGCGGCTTTCGTCCGGCATGAAGCTTGCCTCAGCACCGTCCCATGTGCTGGTCTTTAACACCGCCGCGCAGGGTTTTATGGATATGCGCAGCATGGCCGCAACTGAGGACGCCGATGCGGGTGGAGCAGGTTGAGTATCGGGTAAACTGGACGGAGTTTAAGCCGGGGCAATCTATCTTTATCCCGTGTGTAAACTGCGTAGCCGCCCGCGCGAAGATTAGGGATTTACTCACGCGGCGTAAAATATACGTCTTCATCAAAATAGTAGTCGAGGACAGCGTGCAGGGTTTACGTATCTGGAGAACTTGATAGAGTCCGCTTCGAGGGTGGTTGCTCCCCTCCTGCGCGATGTCTCTCGCGCCTCCCTGACTGGCCCCCGTGTCCTGCCGACACGGGGGTCTTTTTTATTCCTCTTCGAGCATTTCCTCTTCGAGCATTTCGTTCTCGAACAGACCTTCGAGACCCCCTCTGAAAGGCTTGCCGACTGTAAGCCCTTGGATCGCTTCCCCGCGCCGACGTTCTTGGCCCGTCAGGGATCGCGAGATGGTGTCCCCCGTGATCGGGTAGACGTTGTTCTTGTAGTTAAACTCGTCGATGTCATCGAGGACGCTATCAATGCGCGCGTCATTCTCGTCGGAAGGGTTGGCGGCGTAGCGGCGGTACGCCTTGTCCAGTGTATCTAGGAGCTTCGTTCTGTCCTTCTCGATACCCATGACCATGCGCTTCGCCAGAAGGTTCCGCTTCTGGATTTCCCCCGCTTCAGTGCTAGCGAAGCCTGCAGTTTGCGCCGCCAGTTTACCGAAGGTGTACTCCTCCGCCGCCACTAGCTCCGCGCCATCGCGCGTCGTCAGACCCTCGCTACCCAACCGCACAGCGGTGGCCGAGCCCCGGAAGAAAGCCGGGAGTAGCTTTTCGAGTGCACGAATACCGTCCCCCCGCCCGAACGCATCTGCAGCCTGCCCGCCTTGGATAATGAGGCTGCCCAACGGGCCGAACAGGGACAGCATGGCGTTCTTTGCCGCTTCCTCGTTGCTCTCCGCAGGTGTGTCGTCTTGGAACCACATCCCGTCCAGCGCGGTCGAACCGCTGACGTTCAGGTCTGTCAGGGCCGATATTGGTCCGAACTCTATAGACCGTTGAAGCAGGTTAGCCTGCTCGGGGGTGAGGTTAAGCGCCTCTGCAATCCCACTGCCAGCCCCGAAGTAGTGCGGGAGGAACCACGAGCGGAACCACAGGTCGAGGCTGCGCTTACCCAGCGGGTTGTCCTCTGCGTCGTCGTAGTACTCGTCAGCGTCCTCGTCGTCCTTGTCGGGGCGCAGCATGTCGCGCAGGCCCTCTAGCAGGCCCATCATGAAGTGATAGCCGAGGATACCCGTCGCGCCGGAGAACATCGCGGACATACCCATCGTACCGAAAAACTTGATGGCCGCCGCCTTGCGCTCGCCCGGCTCCGTAGCCTTGAACATATTGTACGCATTACGCACGACGTACGAAGTCATCTGGATCGGGTAGGTCATGAACTGGAAAGCGATTTTCCCGCCCGGAGACTTGAACACCGAAGGCTTGTTGAACGCGGAGTAGTCGAACATAGCCTCTTCAGTGAGGTCGAACGCGTCCTGTGCAGCGAGCTCTGCTGCGGACTGGGACGTCGCGCCCGTTTCTTTCATCCGTGCATCGTAAGCCAGCTCGAATGCCGACATGTACATGATCTGCCGGTTTATGCGTTCCATGTGGTGGAACAGGCCAGAGATGGTGTCCAGCGTGTTGCGTGTCACCCGACTTGGCAGGCTCTCGTAAGCCTCCGAAGGGGCTGAGCTGCGCTCCGACATATCTGCAGCGTAGGTAGACAGGTACAGCTCACGCTCTCGGGCGAACTTATCAGCGAACAGCAGCGCGTCCTTGCGCGCGGTATTTTTCATGTTCCGGATGTACGCGGAGTCGGAGACGTTGAGCCCTTCGAACTTAAGGGTAACGCCGTTGCGCGCCTGCGTCGGGATGCCGAGCTTGTTCAGAAGGTTCATGTACCGCGCAGCGGTAGCCAGCGTTTTCCCCGCTCCGTACTTAGCCGTAAGGACAGGCAGGCCCACCATAGGCAGCTGAGTGAACTGAATAATCGCGGACTTCGGTGACGTCAGGAACCAGAAGAAGACGATCTTGTTGCCGATTGTCGCGGCTTTGTCCCAGTCGATCCCGCCTTCTTGGGGTTGAACAGGCATAACCTCCGTGAACGCCCGGCGGGAGATTTCGTCAACGAACGGAGCAAGGTTGATCTTGTCAGGGTTGCCTTGGAGGCTAGCGTACGCCTCCCCGACACGTAGGCGGATTTGTTCACCGTACTTAAGCCGCGCAAGGCGGTTAGCCTCGGAGTACTGCGACGAGATGAAGTTGCGGAGGACGTCCGAGCCGTAGCCCTTGGTGCCTTTCCGGTGCATGAACTTCTTACGGATATCCGCATCGGGCAGCGTACGCAGATACATCTGGTACACGAGGTCTTTGAGGTCCGTACTGTCCGCGACGCCTGCATCCAGTGCGCTGTAGATGGTCTTGAGCACATCGCTGGCCTGCTCACCCCCGGTGAACTCGGCCCTGACTTTGTCCAGCGTGTCGCCGCGATCCAGATAACCTTCTTCGATCATCTTTTCCGCACTGCGGGTGTCTCCCGCAGCATTCAGGGTTTGCACGCGGTCCTTGACGAACTCGTTTCGCTCCAGCGCGCTCTCGAACATGTAAAACTCGGTTTTTTCGCGCGTACCAAAGCGCGCCCAGTGCTGGCCGTAGCGCATCAGGGGGAAGTACAGACCGAGCTTCTTCGCGTCTTGGAACTGCTGCGTGATATACGAGACAGTCCGCTTTTTCTTGTCGGCGTCCAGACCCGAGGACTCGATTTTCTCAAGGAGCAGCTTCATGTGCAGCTCGAACGTATCTTGGTAGGCTTTCTTGGCCATACGGAAGATCGCCTGCCCCTCCGGCGACAGCGAGTTATAGTATTTGAAGGCTTCAGCGATCTCGGCAGTGCGGGTTTTGCGCTGGGAGTTAGCCTTAGGGTCGATAGCGTTGCCGAGGTTGGTCAGCGTTTCGTCGTTAGTCAGTGCGCCCCGAAGAGTGCCTACGGACGGGTCCACACCGTGCAGGGTCGCAAAGTGCATGGTGTCCGCCAGCGCGTACTCTTCCTTGGTGCCCTTGACCTTCTTGTTGTAGGCCGCCCACTCCGGCACCTTTTCGGCCAAGTCTGTTATGAGCTGGGTACGGAACCGCCCCATGTCGTCTACGGCGTCGCGCACGCGGCTAAGGCCGGGCAGGCGGTTAGCTACCCAACGGATGATATCGTTCGAGCTCATCGTGGGTAGCAGCCTACGCAGTGCCGCAGGTTTAAGCGCGTCTCCGAGAGACTGGATCACACTTATCGCCCGCTTCGGGTTACGCGCCATCGGGATCATGTCCGAGGTATTCCGCACGATGTCCATCGCGCGGTGCGAGAGTTCTAGCCCGGCTTGGGTGTTTTCGATCTTCGACTGGCGCTTCGTCTTGGCGTATTGCACGCGCTCGTTTTCGTTACCGAACTTCGTCACCTTCTCGGTAAACTCACCAGTAGGCGTATCCAGTGCACCGGCTTTCAGGACGCCGTAACCCGCGTTCATGATGGTTTCGAAGGCGCTCTTCACAGGTGCGCGGGTAATGCCGAACAGCTTGCTGAACGCATCGACAATCTTACCCCAGAAGGACTTTGTCGCAGGCGACTTGAGCGTGTCGCCGTTGATATCAATCGTCTTCAGAAAAGCCTGCAGGTCTGGGTCGGTGAAGACGCGCACGAACATTTCGTCCGGTGAGCGGTACGCTTCCGAAGCCCATACTTCGTTCTCTACAAGCGCGGGGTACTCGGTTTTCATCGCCGTGGAGAACGACCGCCACAGGTCTTTGAACTCTTTTACGAACGGATCGATGTTCTGGGTTTTGTCGAACCCTGCCAGCCGCGCGTTGTTCGCGTTATACATACTGATGCTGCGGATACGCCGCACGAGCCACGAGTGCATCGCCTCGTGCAGGATGGTTTCTACCGTGTCCCCCGACGGGCCGTTAGTCGTCTTAAACAGGGTTACGTTGCCGGTAGTGCTGTCGGTCTCCCCCAGCACATCTAGCTCGGTGTCCCCGTAGTCCACCACGTCAACACGCACGTCGCCGAAGCCGCCCAGTAGCATCAGGCGGGCAACTTCTTTCATATTCGGATCAGTCAGCTGCGCCTGCAGCGCCCGCACAACCTGCCCAAGATCACCTGTCTTGAGCGCAGCCTTGACCCCCGCCATTGAGTCGACGCTGGTGCGGGGGAGTGTGATTGCTTCAGCACTGGTAGCCGCCGCCACAGCACCACTTGCGATACCGGCCAGCAGTCCGCGCCGAGTAACCTCATACTGCTTGGGGGTGGCAAAAGTTTCAGGGCCTCGCTCGCGCAAGACCTTCTTCACTTCGGGGTCCACTAGTCGGCTGACACCTGCTTCAAGGGCTTGGTAGTCCTGCAGGAGGTTGAACTGCGACTCGTCGTCAAAAACTCTATGCCCGTACACTTTCGCCAGCGCGGTTTTGTCTTCGTCCGTCAGGCGATCCAGAACAACCTGCTCTGCAGGGCTCACAGCGGTAACGTCGCCGGTCTCCACACGCGGCCCCGGGCTATCAAGGTGCAGGGGGAAAGACTGCGCGCCGTAGTCTTCCCTTAGCGGGTTGCCACTGCTCTTCTTCAAGACACGGTTGATAACAGGCACCAGTTGCCCACGGCGCATACCTTGCGCCGACAAGTCGCGCAGTTGCGTAAACTCTTGCGGGCTGATCTTTCCTGTGTTCTTGAGCCCGTTCAGCAACGCCGTTACTTGCTGCTGTTCTTTCTGGACCGGGGACAGCTCCCCTGTAAATTCTTCGCTTACTGTGTCGTCGGGTTCTGCAAGTTGGCGCTCCGCTAGGATTTCAGCCTGCGCTTCTTTCGTCGGCCTGCCGCGCCCGCGCTTGGCTTGGATTTCCAGACCTTCACCCTGCGCTTCCAGCGCAAAAGACTTACCCTGCTCATACGCAGAGGTGTACGCCCCCAGCGCAGCCAAGTCGTCGCCTGCAAGTGCTGTCTCAGGCTTCAGGGTAGCATTAACACCCGTGATAAAAGCCGCCCGGCTCTTGGGGTTAGCGTAGGTGCGTTCGGCATAAGCCTTGGGGTCTTCTGCGTATTGCACGGCGGACGGGACGGGTAGCGGGGGAGGCGCAGCCTGAGCGCTCACTTCCGGGGTAGGCATAGGCACTGCAAGCGGTGGCACTTCCGGGGCCGCAATCTCCGCAATAGGCGCGGGAGCAGGCGGGGTAATCTCCGCAGCAGGCGCAGCTTTTTTCTTCTTGGTCTGTGCCCGCACCACCGTCTGCTCTAGCGCTTCGCTCGGCGTCAGCGACGTGTTTTTGAGCTGCGTGACCACGGCCTTAGCCACGAGGGCCGACGTTTCTTCCGGAGACATATCCGTGATGTTGTACGTCTCCTGCAGCTGGGGGAGGTCTGTCACCAACTGCTGGGCTATGACTTGTGAAGCCGGGCGCACGAGCTCGGGTGTAACCGGCACGTCCGTGACGTTGTCCGGGCCCTTGATCGTCTCAGGGAGCTCTAGCGCTTTGGCTTCAATACGCCTTTCAATTACCGTGCGAACCGCATCTTCTGGGGCCACAGTCGGGTCGTTGGCACGGATCGTTGCCGCTTCCTTAATATCCGCAGGCGCAAACTTGAGGCCGTAGTCTTCTTCGTAGTCCAGCGCGGTGGACTTGAAAGCCTCGACCACCTCCCGGCGGTGGACGGGGAGTGGTTTCTTTAGTGCAGACTCGACAGACTCCGCTCGCTGAGCAGGCGTACCATCAACTCCGCCAGCTGCTCCCACGTCTCCGCGTCCAGCGTCTGCAGTCTGTCCGGCAGGTTGTCCTCTGACAGGTTCCCCATCAGGGCTTGGAACGCCACCCCCAAGTCCTCCAGCGTCAGCTCCAGCATCCGTAGTTTCCCTGAAAGTCGCAACGTCGGCAGATGCAGCGTTCGTGGCCGCCTGCTGGCTCATGCCCCCTTGTGTGTAACCTGCATACGCTGCGTTGAACACTTGTGCTTCGTCAGGAGTGAACTCTCCCGGCGTGGGGGTAGAACCCGCACCCGCCGTACTTTCCGCAGGCTTCTCCCTGAAAGTATACTCTAGCGGGCCGCCGACGCCACCCATGACGCCGCCCATAATACCCGCAGTCGCGGCAGCCGTACCATACTCCCCGAAGGCTTCGCGGTCACCGAGAGGCAGACCAGCTGCAAACCGTTCGCCTAATTGCTGCGCAGGCTCCGTGATCGCTTCCGCCAGCGCGCCTTTGCCTACACCCCGTACAGTGGCGCCCACTATCCCCTTGGAAGCCGTAGACGCTGCGCGTCCCAGAACCCTGCCGACACCCGGCATGAGGAGGTTTGCAGCGGAGTCTGCTAGGGCTTGTAGCGGAGCAACGGCGATGCTTCGGACGGCTTCGCCCTGCGTAAGGGCTTCTTGCCCACCCTCCGTAGCGCGCTCAGTGTTAGACCCTACAAACATCGGCACGCCAGCTAGCGCGCCACCGATAAGAGCGCCGGGAGCTGCACCGGCAACACCACCGGCTAACGTACCCGGGCCGGGAGCGACCGCCGTACCCACGGCAGCACCTGCGAGACCCCCAAGCATCGTCGCGCCCATCTGCGGCGCGCTAACCCCGAAGTTCTCAGTCAGGAACGTCCCGAACCCAGTCTTACCACCAAACAAGTCCTGCACACTGGCCGGGCCTCCGGGGAGCAGCTCTTCCTGCTTCCGAGCGGACTCTTGCATGCGTCGGCTATAGTCGGCTTCCTCCTGTGGAGTCAGCGTGTTCGTCACTCGCTCAAGCGCGTAGGGGAGACCCACCGTGAGCTGCGTCTTCGCTCCTTCCCAGCCAGCCTTGAACGGACTACGGCGTCCTTCGGGCTTCTTCGTTGGCGAAGGGTACTGGCGTGCCAATGCCCCGGCCATGACCGTATCGGGGGTCCCGTCTGGAAACTCGTAAATCTGCCCGTCAGGCCCGGATACGCGGATCGGCATTTGTAGCCCTACTTAAAGGTACCTGTTTTAGGGTCGTAAACGCGTACGGCCCCCGCAGCGGGCGCGGGGCCACTAGAAGCGGCTATAATTGCTCTAGCGCGCGCTATCTGCTGCTCGGCGGTCATATTGCGCACGTTTTTGTCTCGGCTTGTGGCCATCTCTCGGGTAACCGCCGCCATAGCTTGGGCCATCGTGAGTGGTTTCTCCCCGGTAGCTTGCGCACGCCCACTACTAGAAGCACGCGTCCCTGCGGCGGCCACCATACCGCGCTTGTACTCCCGATCCACGGCGAGCTCTTCGCGCTTCAGCTCCATCTGCGCTTCAAACTGCTGTTGGTCGATCTGGCCCTTCTTGCGCATTTCGGACAGTTCGGCGGCACGGGCCGCCAGCGCAGACGCTTCTTGGTTGGTTAGGTTCTCGATGCCAAGCTGCCCCTGCAGGCCAGCCATCTCTTGTGCCTTACGCGCTTGAGTAGCTTGTTGCATACCGGGGAGCGCAGCGGACGCAGCTTGGCCTGCAGCTTGGAGGAAGTACGGCGAGTTAGACCCGGCCATACCAAAGCCGATCTGCGCCAGCGAGCCCCAGAAGTCTTGCTTCTTTTGCGCAGCGAGCGCTTCGGGCGACGACATCTCCGCGTAGCGCTTGGCCATAGTGTCCCGCATCGTGCGGTCCTGCGGAGCGAGGCCCTGCAGTTCTGCGAGAACAGCGGCTGCACCTGTAGGGGACGGAGCCCCCACTGCGCCGGGAGCGGCGGCAGGAGAAGCAGACAGAGCCGGACCTGCGGGGGCAGGACCACCGACACGGGGAGCAGGGGCAGGACCACCGACACGAGGAGCAGGGGTGGGCATAGCGGCACGAGGAGCAGGGGCAGGAGGAGCAGGCTTGGTTAGCATAGCGCGCATGGCGTCTGCCGTAACCGGAGGTCCTCTATACGCAGGGTCTTGCATCCCGGAAGGAGCGGGTCTGGCCGTAGAAGCTGGAGCAGCAGGGGTAGGTTTGGCGGCGGGGGCGGCGGGTTTAGCCGCAGGAGGGGCACCACGGGGGGCAGCGAAGTCGGCAGCTTCGAAGTCCTGTCTCTTCGGCATGACAGGTTTAGGCGGTTTAGGCTGCTGCTTGCCCCCGCCGATTGCAGCTACGCGCATGTTTGTGGCAGCCGCAGCGTCGTATGCCGCGCGGTCGCGGCGATATTGCGCCATGGCTTTTTCGTACTGCTGGCGCGCGAAGGACTCGTCCCCCCCTCTCCGCATCATCCCGGCAGTGGCTCTTACCGCGCCTATTAGTGGTGCAGCCGCGAGCTTGGCGACACCCGTTTCCGCTCCGAGGAACGGCACGTACGAAGGGTCGTCAGGGATACCGAACGTCTTGCGCATATCCGCCGCCGTCATAGGCCGACCGTAATACGTAGGGTCTTCAGGACCTCTGAACTGCTCGCGCAGCCGGTCTCCGAGCGTAAGTTCGTCGTCAGCCTCACCGCCCCGCGCGAAAGCCACGATGCCGCCACCCGCGTAGCCCATACCGTCAGGCTCGTCGAACATGTTGTCAGGAAGCGGGAGCGCCGTTAGACCGCCGCTAGCCATACCAACAGGCGGAGCACCCATCGGGGGAGCCGCAGGGGGAGGCGGAGGCATAGGGGCACCCATCGGGGGAGCCATCGGGGGAGCCATACCCGGCTGGCCCATCATCGGAGGCGGAGCGCCCTGAGGCGGTTGCGGAGGCGCGAAGACCTGCTGGGCCACGGTAGTCGGGGGCCCCTGCTCCTGCGTTTGTGCAGAGCGCATGCGGTCGATGAACATCCCCGCCATGACGGCGGCAGTGGGGTCCAGAAGGCCAGACTGTGCAGCTTGGGCGATCTTCTGCTTGTTACCGCCGTAGTCCTTGGCGATCTGCTCGGGCGACTGAAGACTGAACGGTTTAGTAGGCATCGTTTAGCCTCGTGCCATCTGAGAAAGCGCCGTAGCGCCGAGCCCAACACCACCGATCTGTGCAGCAACGGACGGGGGTTGTCCATACGTCGTCGCGGTAGAACCGAGACCAACCGGGAGACCACGTAGCAGGTTACTGTAATAACCCAGCTGTTCCATCGGGTAGTCGCGCTGGCGCAGGAAGTCGGCGTACGCCATGTCCATTTGCTGCTGCTGCAGAAGCTGCTGCTGCGCGGCCACGTTCCCTTGCGCGGCGAGACGAGACAGGTCCGCTTGCTGCTGAGCCGAGCCGATGTTGCTGAGCGTCTGCGCACTCTGGTTGGCTTGCGCCAGACCCTGCAGGCCGAGGTTACCCCCAAACTGGCGCGACTGTTCGGCCAGCTTTTGGGCTTCGAGGTTAGTCTGCTGGTTAGCCAAAAGAGCTTGCAGGCCGGTTTGAGCGCCAAGCTGCTGCGTCTGCAGGTTAGCCTGCAGGTTCTGTTGCCCCGTCGTCAGTCGAGCTTGCTGGTTGGCCAGCGCCGCGCGCATGGCCTGTTCAGCGTTAAGCCCCTGCGTTTGCAGGATGGCCGCTTGGTTCTGTACGTTCGCTTGCTGCTCCGAGGACAGGTTAGCCAGCGCCGTCTGGACACCCGTTTGAGCGCCGAGCTGCTGGGTTTGCAGCCCCGCCTGCAGGTTCTGTTGTCCCGTCGTCAGGTTTGCTTGCTGGTTAGCCAGCGCCGCGCGCATGGCCTGCTCAGCGTTAAGCCCCTGCGTTTGCAGTTGGGCGGCGAGGTTCTGGACCTGAGCCTGCTGCTCCGAGGACAGGTTAGCCAGCGCCGTCTGCAGGCCCGTCTGAGTCCCCAGTTGTTGCGTTTGGAGGCCAGCCTGCTGGTTCTGCTGCCCCACAGTAAGCTCGGCTTGCTGGTTGGCCAGCGCCGCGCGCAGCGCCTGCTCGGCGTTCATCCCTTGGTTCTGGAGCAGGGCCGCTTGGTTCTGCACCCGCGCCTGCTGCTCCGAAGAGAGATTAGCCAGCGCCGTCTGGACGCCAGTCTGGGCCCCCAGTTGTTGCACGCTGAGGCGTGCTTGAAGGTTTTGCCCTTCGGCGCTCATTCCCGCCGCGCGGTCGCGCTCAAACTGAGACTGCGCATTTTCGTACGCAGACTGGAGCCCGCGAGCTTGGATATCCCCGAGTTGTTGGCCCAGCGCTCGCTCGCGCTCCATGCCCGCCAGAAGCTGACGAGAGCCCCCGTAGGTACCCTGACGGGCAGCGCCGAGGTCTTGGTTAATCTGCGCCTTGCGCGCGTCAGTGACGGCTTCGCGCTTCTGCACATCCAGCACGCTCTGGATATACGGGGACATGTACTGGGACGCCTGAGCCTGACCGAACTCGTCAGGGGCACCCATCTGGTACTGCTGCAGGTTGGGGTTGAAGCCGGTCTGGGCAGCTGTGATCTGCGGTGTGTCCGCAGCGGAGAGTTGCGAGCCTGAGACCCGACCCGCCTGACTCATAAGGTACTGCTGGAGCCCCGGAGCGTAGTCCGTCCGGGCAACGCCCATCTGAGGCGAGTTGTAGTTCTGCGCAGAGACTTGATCCGCCGGGCCCATCTGCAGGTTCTGCAGGTTGGGGTTATAGCCGGTCTGGGCAGCGTCGATCTGGGGCGCAGCCTGCGCCATACCATAGACGTTCTGCGGGTTGCGCATCTGGTAGCTCAGCAGGTTGGGTTGGCCGATCTGCTGGTTGTTCACCTGCGCGGGTGCGTATTGACCCGCAGCTATAGACCCAAGACCCGAAGCGGTGGCTAGCCCAGAAGCCGTGCCGTACTGCCCGGGGGCTTGCATCCCCATCGTCTGCTGCTGGACTTGAGTTTGTCCGGGGGTAAAACCAGCAATGCGCTGGTCTTGGTAGGGGGTATACTCGCGATAAGACTCTGCCTGCGCCCGGTTGACGAGGTTCTCGAAATACGGACGAGCGTATTCGGGCAGGTTGCTGGTAGTCGTCGTAACCTGTTGCTCGGTCGGCTGTGCTTTATCGCCCCCACCACTCATGCCATTTTTTCCTTATACTCTTCGAGCGTTTCGTGGTGAGTAAAGAACTGGCGGATTTCCATGCTCGTATCCCGCATGTAGTCTCTGCCCCGGGTAAGATACACGACGTACGCCACAAACTCCATGTACCAGTCTCGGAGCACGTAAGCGAAAACCTTGTCGTTGTCGGACCCGTTTTCCAGCTCAGTGGAGTCCAGCCAAGCGTTAATCCCCGTGATTATGATAGGGATAAGCTGACTCTTGAACCGGTCGAAAAAAGGGTTCAGCGGGATTTCGGTAAGGACTTTGAACAGCACCCGCACGATGTGGTCGTCTTCGAGGGGTTTATCCCGGTCGATCATGTCGTCAAACAGTTCGCAGGTGTCAGCGAAGTCTACGATAAACCGGATGGCGTAAGGGTCTTGTATCCACTCTTGGAGCTTCTCGTTGCGAAGTGCTTGCCATTCAGGAGTATCGAACTCTAGCATTTCTCTCACAGCTTCTTCCTCAGCTTCGTGTCTTGCCCCCGACCCGCTGCCTTACGGGCTTTCTGGGCTTTTTCCATGAGCGCGTAGAGCTTCTTGGCCCCACGCTGCAGATCACCGCCACCGAGCCGCCGCACCGCTTCCGGGTCGAACTTAACCTCGTCACGGGCGACCTTCGCGCGTTGGCGTCCGCCGATACTAGCCGGAATAGAGTCGCTGACGCCATCCCCCGGACCCCGGATCGGCTGGCCTCCATGACGAGCAAGAAGCTCCTGCCCCGCGCCGCTGCTACCATTACCCAGCTCAGACACCGTGCGTGCATCCACAACGAAGGAGCCGTCGCGCAGGTTCACGTTACCGCCTGCGGCGAAGCGCCCGATATTCAAGCCCTCCAGTCCACCCATGGCACCGCCGTAGTTGCCGTCCTCCATGACGCTCTGCGTTCGCGGGTCGTAGCGGTACTTGCGCATGTTGGGGGCGCTGGTCACGTCGTCGGGGGTTTTCTTGTTCCTAGAACTCGCGATCATCTCCGCGAAGCTCTGGCGGCCACCACTCTGCACAGGGGTAGGCATCCCCATCTGCATGCTCGCAGCGGGGGTCACCGGTCGGAAGTTGTAGTTGTGTTCCGCGCCCATACCGGCCTGATATCCCGCAGTAGGCATGCGGAGCGCACGGTCTTCTGTTCGGGCTACTTCACCACCTTCAGCGAAGACCTTGGGGGCGGGCTGGAAACCCGGGTAGGGGTTGACGTTGTCGAAGTAGCTGAACTCCGAGCTATCCCCGAGGTTAGCGTTGGGGCCCCGGAAGCGCGGCGTGCGCTGGGTCGGGGTGTACGGACCCTCGTAGTTGAAGCCCCCGTCGTCTTTCTCGTAGGGCTCGTAGGTCGGCTGCATGGCCTGCAGAACGGGAGCCGAAGCGCCAAGCGCAGCGAGACCTGTGCGCATCGGGCTGATTTTATCCCCGCCAGACGCCGCCTGCGCGAAGTCTTTACCGAACGCAGCGACTTTGTCGCCGGTTTGTTGCCCGAGCAACTGCTGCATTATGCCGGGCTGTACAGCGGAGGGGAGCGCGTTTTGAGCCCCTTGCGCAGCGAGTGAAGCTATATTCGGCGACGGAGCGCTCGCAAGAGCTGACCCCGTAGAGCCTGCGGCCTGCCCGAGACCTGAGAGACCTTGTGTACCTAGGGTACCTGCGGCGTTAGTAGTTGCTGCAGTCAGTGCGGGACTAGCGGCGTTAGTAGCCGCCGCAGTCAACGCAGGATTAACGGCGGTATTAGCTGCTGTAGTAGCCGCCGCTTGGCTCGCACCCGCGCCCAGACCGCCAATCGCGCTACCAAGTGACGCGCCGCCGAACGCGCCGAGACCCGCCATAAGCCCTTTCTCAAGGCTGCCCGTAGCTAGTCCAGTGCCGCCGCCCACGAGACCTGCAGCCATAAGAGGACCCACACCGGGGATCATCGTAAGCAAGCCGCCCGCGAGCATCGGGAGAATATCTTCGAGGAACCCAGCCTCCGGCAGACCCGTATGGGGGTTAGTGGTCAGCGAGCCGCCGTGCCGCTGCGCCAGTGCTTGGAGTCCCTGCACTTCACCGGGGGTGACGTGCATAAGCATGGTGTCGTTACCACGGCCATAACCTTGCATGCTCTGGGCTGTACTGGCAGGTGTAGACATCATACCCGGGAGACGTGGGCTGACGCCCGGGGTCGAGCGCTGGTTCATGCCACCAAAGAAACCCCCCTGCAGAGGTTGCGGGGGCGGAGCGGTAAACTGCGCGGGGGGAGTGGGCGCGGGGTAGGGGGACGGCTGCGGCGCGGCGGCGCCGGGGCTCGTCGGAAGCGTTTGGGGGCTCGTAAAGGATGGCGAGGGGGCGTTGAACATGGCGGTGACCTTTACGGCGGTACGACAGTTGCAAGTCTGGCCGCACAACGGCCAGCGACAGGTGGCGGGCTACGTAAACAGTATCAGATTACGTAGAAGAAGCAAAACTCACCCCGACAATAGCAGAGGGTGTGGCCGGGATAGCGGGGGTGACGCCCGCAGAATACGCAACAGCGGGGTAGTACTTTACAGAGACTGATGTGCTGGACACACACCACATGATTTGCACGTAGTCGTTGGCCGCCACAGTGATCGTCAACGGGGTCGTCGCGATAAGGGCAGCAGGGTTGCTAGCGCCCTTCCGTGCAGGGATACCGAACCGGCTGTTGGACGCCGGGATGTCGGTCCCGTTTTTCCGCAGCCATATGTCCGCGTGCTCAGTTGTAGATGACGTGCTCTCCAGCTGTATGCTGAAAGACAAGACGTAGGCCCCAGCCGACGCAAACGTAATCCTAGAGCTACTCACGATGGAGATACCGTCGGGGAACTCAGACGTATCCAGCGTAAGGGGGTAGGCGATATCAACCGCAGCGGCTGTTTGGCTCGTGTTGCTCAGCAGTTGGTTAAAAGGCGTATCGAGCCCCTTGCCGTCGCCGAAGAACGCGCCGCCGTAGAAGTTGTCCGCCCGGTAAGACTGCGCTTGGTTGGGGGTAAAAGAGTCGAGCTGGGAGAAATACAGCTCCAGCGTCCGTATCAGTTGCCGAACGTAGGTGGGGTCGTAGTCCTGCGGAGGGTTGGGCAGCGGTGGTGCGCGGAAGCGTTCAAGAGCCATCTACTTGAGTCCGTCTTCCCGCATGTCCAGTCTTGGGGACCCAACCTGCCAGTTCACTCCGAGCGCAGAAGAAGCGATCTTGAACGCCATCTGCCGGGCACGGGCGCGGATAAAGACCTGCTCAGTGTAGACGTCCACCGAAGACTCGATGACGTTCCGGGTGTCTTGAGCGTCACCCCTGTACGCACTGCCGGGAAAATTACGCGGGCGCAGCTGCATCGTTACCGTAGGTTCGTCTGCTGTAGACCCAGAAAACCCTACGTCCGGAATGACCCTGCGGGTAAGCATGAACTTGTCGCCGTCGCCGAGGTCGAAGTCGTTCGACTGGATATAGGCTTCCATTGCGCTTTCGTCGTCGTCCAGCCCCGCTTCGTGGCTGTAGAGGTACCCCGAGGTTGCGGTCGAGTCGCTGTTACAGGCTTGGGGGTACGGGCGCAGGGGGGTGTCCAGCCACGCCGTACGTTCGATGGTGCCGTAGTACCAGATTTTTTCGAGGTAGTTAAACACGACGTAACTGTCGTTCCAACTCGACTGCGCGCTCGGATAGAACCACCAGACTTCATTCCACCCTTCGTTCGTGCCGCAGATAATCTGGTCCGCTTGTTCCGTGTTGATGTTCTTGAAGACGTGATTGCGCAAGGTGCAGGGGAGGGTCTCCACCCGACCGGTGTAGGCGTAAAACTTGTCCTGCCCCATCCAGTAGGTGACGTTGGCCGCCGAAATGCACGCCCTAGACGAAATGATAGAGATGTTGTCCGCGTACTCCTGCAGGCCGAAGACGTCCGAGGTCCCGAGGAACTGGAGCGCGTAAAGGTGCGTGTCCGTCCAGACGAGGATTTCCTGCCGGGTAGGCATAGCGCGAATGATGCTGGAGCCCCGGGAGACGCGCAGGTCTCCTGCGGTGTTGGTGGTGGATGGAGTCCAATCCCCCGGAGTGTTTTGGTCCGCCCAACGGATAAGCAGGGGGTCGAAGTCCGCCTCTGAAGTGCTGCCAAACGGCACAGCGCCGAAAGCGATCAAATGCTTGTCGTTCTGGGACACCAGAAGCTGCATGATCTTCACGGGGACCGAGTTGGCGGTGAAACCTTCGTCGTCGGCGTAGGCGGAAAGCGCTATAGCCCGCGTCGCGAGCGCGGAGCCGGGATCAGCGGCGGTCCCGCGCACCCACCAGTAACCGGGCCCGTTGCGGATGTTCATGGCTAGGTCGTTGTCGAAGTTGTCGAACCACCAGTCGCGCTGCGGAAAAAGCACGGGGGCGGTAGACCCGAGACCCCAGTAACCGCGCCCCCAAGTGCCCGCGCCCCAACCGTAGCCTGCCGTCGTGATAGCGTAGCCGGGGAGGATTTCAAAACTGAGTGTGATGAGCAGGCCGCCGCCCGCAGCAACCGTAGAAGACGCCGCCGTGGCAACTGAGAACGAGAACGAGTCCGAGTCGATAACCGTGATCTGGTGGTTAGCGTTGATCTCAGAGTCCGGGATACCGCCTACAGTACCTGTAACCCCAGAAATCGTAACGAAAGACCCTGTCTCCGCGTCGTGCGGCACGCCGAGGTTGATGGTGACCACGCGCGAGCCATTAGTCGTAGCCACGCAGTCGTTGCTGTTTGGGGTAGTGATTGTGGGGGTAGTCGCCCGCAGCGGCGTGATGTCGTTAAAGACACCGCCGGACTCGATGTAGACCTTGTTGTTGGTGCCAAGTGACAGGAAGTTATCTGAATAGGACGAAACCCAGTCCCATAGCTGGCGGCACACACCGAAAAACGCCGTAGGCGTGGACTTAACCCAGCCGCCGAGCTTCTCAGGGTAGCCGGAGCGGAACCTGATCTTGTCGCACTCATACCACCCACCCTCGCTGGAGTAGTTGGTTTGGTCCCGGTTAACTCCGGGGCGGAACTGGAGCTTCAGGAACGACACTTAGTACCCCCACGAGAAGTACGTCACTGTGGAACCGCTAGTGACAACCGAGCCCTGCGCCAGTTGAATGTTTGTGAGTCCTCGAGTGCCGACATATGCACTCAGGGCAGAGCCAGCGCCGGGCGAGCTTGTGGAGTTGACCACGGCTACGGCCCCCAGATGCGCCGTTACATACGCTAGAGGCAGCGTAAATGTAGCCTGCGTGTCGTCCGCCAGCGAAACCGTGTCCCATTGGAGCACCAGCGAGCCAGAGGCACCAAAACGGATATAACCCCCAGTTGCCAGCGAGACTGATATCGCGCCTGAAAGGATAGCCTGCATAGCCGCCGTAGTCAGGGCGCTGAAACTCGTGATGTCGTTGTTCGTGCCCGACACAGCCGCGCTTAGCGCAGTGCGAGCCGAAGCTGCATCTGTGCTGCCGGTACCGCCGTTGGCGACCGGTAGAGTGCCTCCAGTACCGCCGTTGGCGACCGGTAGAACGCCTGTCACGCCCGTAGTGAGTGGGAGGCCAGTAGCGTTAGTCAGCGTAGCAAAGCTGGGCACGCCAATGTTGGGGGTAGTCAGCACGGGAGAGGTGGACAGGACGGTGCTGCCGGAGCCGGTGGAAGTCGTGACCCCCGTGCCGCCGTTAACGACGAGAAGAGTACCGGTAATACCCGTGCCGAGCGGCAAGCCAGTAGCGTTAGTCAGTGTGGCGAAGCTGGGCACGCCGATGTTGGGGGTAGTGAGCACCGGAGAGGTGGAGAGGACGTTATTGCCAGAGCCGGTAGAAGCCGTGACCCCCGTGCCGCCGTTAGCAACCGCCAGCGTACCTGTAACGCCCGTAGTGAGCGGGAGGCCAGTAGCATTAGTCAGTGTGGCGAAGCTGGGCACGCCGATGTTGGGGGTAGTGAGCACCGGAGAGGTGGCAAAAACCAGTAGGCCGCTACCCGTTTCGTCGGTGATGGTAGCGGCGAGGTTAGCCGAAGACGGAGTCGCAAGGAACGTAGCGACGTTGGTTCCCAGCCCGGACACACCCGTGGATATCGGCAGCCCTGTGGCATTAGTCAGCGTAGCGAAGCTCGGGACGCCGATGTTGGGGGTGGTGAGCACCGGAGAGGTGCCGAAGACCAGCAGGCCGCTACCCGTCTCGTTGGTGACAGCAGCGGCTAGGTTGGCCGAAGACGGAGTTGCAAGGAAGGTAGCGACGTTGGTCCCTAGCCCGGACACACCCGTGGAGATCGGCAGGCCAGTGGCATTAGTCAGCGTAGCGAAGCTGGGCACGCCAATGTTGGGGGTGGTGAGCACCGGAGAGGTGGAGAGGACGTTATTGCCAGAGCCGGTGGAAGCCGTAACGCCCGTGCCACCGTTAGCAACCGCCAGAGTGCCCCCAAGCGTGAGCGTACCGGAAGTCGTAATAGGGCCGCCCGTCAGGGTGAGGCCCGTGGTTCCACCCGAGCCGCTGACGCTCGTAACCGAGCCGCCCGAGCCGGTAGCCGAAATCGTAATAGACCCGGCACCGTTCGTAATCGCGACACCGGAGCCCGCCGTAAGCGTAGCCTTAGCGAGCGTATTACCCGTCGTGTTGCCGACAAGCAGTTGTCCATCGGTGTAGGTCGTTTGGCCCGTGCCGCCGTTGGCAACAGGGAGTGTGCCGGTAATACCCGTGCTGAGCGGCAGGCCAGTGGCGTTAGTCAGCGTGGCAAACGAAGGCACACCGATGTTGGGGGTAGTGAGCACTGGAGAGGTGGCAAAGACCAGTAGGCCACTACCCGTCTCGTTGGTGACGGCAGCGGCTAGGTTGGCTGAGCTGGGGGTTGCAAGGAAGGTAGCGACGTTGGTTCCCAGACCAGAGACGCCCGTGGAGATCGGCAGTCCAGTGGCATTAGTCAGCGTAGCGAAGCTGGGCACGCCGATGTTAGGGGTGGTGAGCACCGGAGAGGTGGAGAGGACGGTGTTGCCAGAGCCGGTGGAAGTCGTAACGCCCGTGCCCCCGCTGGCCACCGGGAGTGCTGAGCCAAGAGTAAGGGACGTAAGGTGAGTCACGACGTCGAGGACGTTCGTGCCGTTGTTGAAGACCCACATGGTCTTGCCCGCAGGGACCGCGATGCCTGTGCCCGTAGCGTTCTTGACCGTAATAGCGTCGGCGCAGCCGTTGTTGACCGCGTAGAGTTTCTCGGTAGCCGGGACAATCAAGTCCCTAGCGCCCCCCGTCGTACCCGTCAGGTTCAAACGCAGATTTCGAGCCGTCTGACTGGTGTTTACGTTGGTCAACGTAAGGGTAACGTTCCCGCTGGCGAACGTCACGTCTGCCGTCCCGGTAATGGCTTCTTCCAAAGCCGTACCGAGGTTTACGTTGGTCGTAGCCCCCCAAGTCGAGAGGTTCTCGCCAGTCGCCATCAACTGGATTTTGAGGTTGCTGTACGTACTGGCCATAACGCGTCCTTACGGCAAATGAGTCGTGTTGGGGCTACTTACCATCTTTACCCTGCTTGGGCCACGCTTCTACTGTATTGCGGTGCTTACTCGCGCAGTCGCCGTACTTGGCAATAGTGTCTTGTTCCCACAGCCCCCGCTCCGGGTCCAGCAGGGGGTCAGGGGGTGTGTTCAGCGGCGGGCACGGAGCTGCCAGATTGGGTGCCAGTCGCGGCACTGTTGGCGTCCAGAACGCTTTGTGCGAGCACGCGCCCAAGCTCAGGGGGAGCAGCACAGTCAGGACTAACGGCAGGCGCATCGCGGAAAATCTCCCTGATTGTGTTGTGTCGTTCGGTGTTAACTACGCTGGCCCTGTCCCGCTCCGCCTCATAGAGAGCGGACTTCGTGTCGATGACGGCCTGCAGCTTGAGGCGCTCTTCAGCCGCCTTGGCGATCTGCTTGGCTGCGTCTGTTTTGCACTGTATGTCACGGAGCTTGTACCCGGCCCCCGCTGAGAGCACCGCTCCGGCGAGAACGATGTAGATCAGGTAGGGGCGGAGGAAGTTAAGCATGGCTACACGAGCTCAAAATGAGGGCTATCGCTTTCTCCGCGCTCGCGCGGCACGCCATCGTCGTCCCAGTCAGCGCCCCAACGGATGTTGATCTGAAGCTCTTTCTCCGCCGCGAACATCGCCTTGGCGATAGCAGCAAACTTCGACGGTGTATTCCAGTCCACCGGATAGGGGCACAGGTCTACTGCACGCCCGTAACCCGTCACCGGGTCCTTGAAGTGGTTGCTTTTCAGGGTCCACGTCACGATGTTGCCCGGCTTAGTCCGCCCTTGAGCATAGAGCTCAGCCTGCCGCGCGGGCGTGCGGACACCTTCCAGAACCAGAAAATCCTGCGTGGTAAGCTCGATAGCGCGCTTGACGACTCTCACCATCCTTGGGTCTACCCCGGACAGGCGCTCTAGGCTCTTGGGCCCTAGCTCGAAGCTCATCGGTCGATCTCCGTGGGTTTCGTTTCGGTGGTTGTTTGCGTCACTGTCCCAGACGGGGTCTCGACCGTGACCTTTTCAGACTTGCCGCTCTTCCATGCAGCTGCAAGCCGAGCCCAGTCCAGAACCGAAGCCCCACCTAGATAGAAGCCTGCCAGCACGATGTTGTTGGCAATAAGCGCCAGACAGACCCACTTCAGCGAAACAGGGTCGCTAAGCCGCCACAGGCCAATACCGACCAGCACGAGGTTCGCTGTCGTCGCCGCGAAGGTGTAGGAACGCCGCCAGAGCCAACCGCGTTCGGCAGGAGTATCGTCGTCCCTAACCATCTACGCGATCCGGATAATGGCGTCGTCCGCCGTGTTGGTAGGGAAGGTAATCGTCAGGTCAGCGTTAGTCTTCGTCTTGTCCGCACCGAAGTCCAGCACGCAGACCGCAGGGTTAACCAGCACGGTGTTGTTGGCGTCCGTAGCCGAAGGCGTTGTGTTGTAGATAAGCGCCCCGCGCGCCACGACGGTGACGTTGGCGAAAACTACAGGCGAAAAGGACGTGAAGCCTACGCCCGAAGTCGTCGAAGTGCTGCCAGTCGTTACCCCAAGGTTAGTAAGAGTAATACCGCCAGCGGTATAGTTAGCCCCCGTAACCTCGCCTGTGGCGGTATACGCAGTCGTGTTGGCGTTGAGATCAGCAGTAGAGTCGTAGAGCGCGATCTTGAATGTATCGCCCCCCGTTGCCCGGAAGTCGTGGACCCCGAGCAGTACTTCTGCCTTGAACGAGCTGGTAAGACCTTGAAAGATACTCATCGCACCGGATACCTAACTTGCTGCGTGCGATAGACGTCCTGCCTATTCATGCCTTCAGCGAACTGCTTCAGCTCGCTCAAACCATCGCTGTAGAGTTTTTCATACTGAGCGATAAGGTCAGCTTCGCCCTTCATGAAGGTGTAGCCCTCGACCAGAGCGGCGTAGAGCAGGACGTTCGGGAAAGTATCACCGAGCCAAGACGAGCCAGCCGTCGTGATTGACTCAGGGTAATAATAGTAGTTCAGCGACAGCGTGTAGGTGGCGTCCGGCGTAGGGCCGAGAAGGAAAGTCTCGTTGTCTTGCAGAGCGTAATACAGCGGCGTCCCGGTGGACAGCACGGCTGGAAAAGCCTCCCGGATATACTCAACGTCCTTGTTGAGCAGGAAGTTGTAGGCGAGGGTCACGGGTGTGATCAGGGCGACGGAGTAGCTCGCCAACCAGTCCGCAGGTGTCGCTACCGTAGAGGTGTTGGCCACAGTCGTAACAGTCCCGGTCTTCCGGGACACCGGGAGCTGGACCGCGTTCTGTATCCGAAGTTCAGCGTTCCTGAAGAACAGCGCGATCTGCTCCGCCGACGTCAAGGGAGCAGTGCCCACAGACGTTGGGAAATCGTTCTCTAGCGTCGCCTGAAGTGCGCTGGAAAGTTCCGCGTATGTGGACACGAGTCCTTAACCCATCTTGGTGCTGGAGCTGTTACCGCGCTGGGTGTTCTTGGTCCCACGGGTGCGCAGCGTCTGGGTGTTGGCGGTCGTGTTGGGGTAGCCCGAGGTGTTAGGCACCGGGACCGACTTGACCTTGTTTTCGTTCTTGACCACGGGGTTTCTCCTTTACGAGACAGTTACCGTCCCGACCGCACCTACAGCAACCAGTGTATTCGTAAGACCGGACAAATCCAAGGGGTCGTTAAGACCTACCGGGGCCCACCCCCACTGTATCACTCTACTGCCTTCACCGGGAGTCCCGTAGTCCGTCGTAGTAAGCTGCAGCCCACCAAGCCCTGATTGCCAGAAAGTATTGTCCGGACGGGGGTTACGCAGGGCTTGGGGGTCGTTGACCGGGTACATGCCGATCTGGAGCTGTGGCTGGTCTTCCACCCAGCAAGAAGGACAAACAAGAATGTTCGTGGGCTTGGTCTTGATTACAAGAGGCTTAAGCGCCTTTAGCGGGTAACGGAAACTACAATAATCACAATACCCGAAGGCCCGCTTGCCGGAGGCAAATTTACTCGGCATCGCGCGCCCCTAGTAGCTGATACGCGGAGAGATGCGCAGCGGGGCCTTCTCGCGGTCTTCGTCCGCCGCCAGCTGGAACTGCTCTTCGTACATGACCTTCAGCATCTCCACGCGCGGGAGGGCATCGGGGATTTTTAGCGCGAGGTGATAGGCCAGCCCCGCCACCAGCGCCGGGAGGAACCGGAAGGGGATGTCTTGAGTATCGGCCCCGTTGCCGCCGTCCTGAATACGGCGCAGCCGCCAGTAGACGAAGGTGTAGTAGTTGCTCTGATCCGGCGCAGGCCAGACGTTGATCGTTGGATAAGCAACGCCGGTAACAGGTTCCGTGGCCCCCGAGCGCCTGTTAATCCACACCTGTATCGGTCTACCTTGAGTATTCTTGTTTGGTATCGTGGCATAGGTGTCGAGGCTGATCCGCGAGATATTGATGTCGGTCTGGTTAGTGCCGGTCTGAGTCCGGATCACTTGGTCAACAAGGTCCACAGTATCGACGGGAAGATTATAAGTAATCGTACCCTGAGTAAGCGGGATGGAGCCTTGCTCGACAGTCCAGAGGTTGTACCCCTTGTTCGCCCACTCAGCAAACATAAGGTTAAGACTGCGGCGCGCCGTACGAAGATCATAACCCGAGCGCACTTCCGCCCCGCACCTCTCAAAACTTTCTTCCACGACGTCGATTATACTTAGGTTGAAGTTGCTGGTGCCGGAAGTGGTCATCGGTGTCTCGCCGTTTTCTTCGCAATAGCCGCTGGCTGCTTCACGAATTGTTTGCCCGCCTTGGTGCCTTCGCGTTTCGCCTTGCTTGTAGCACTATACTCGGAAGCCGTCAGTGCTTGCCGCGCTGCTTTAGGCAGGTAGCGCTCGCCTGTAGCTTTAGGCCCCTGTGTGGAGGGCTTGCCCGACTTAGTTCCCCAATCAGCGTCACTCCACTTCGACAGAGACTTCTGCGCTTCGGTTTTAGGTCCGCTGTAACCCCCACCGGATTTCTTGTAGCGCTGGGTAGCGAGCTGTGCCTTACGCCCCGACCACTGGCCCGACTTGCCGCCCTTGTCCCCAGCTTTCACCGCCGCGACGGTGCGCTTCCACTTGGCTTCGTCCGTGCGCGCCATCTACTTAAACGTCTTCAGCGTCTGCGCCAGTCTGGCGCGTTGTCCGAGTTTACCCGGGGCCTTGGCGGCGGCAGCCAGTTTCTTGGCAGGGATGGGTTTACCCGGCTTGGCTCCGAGCTGCTTGCGCAAGGCTCCGGGCTTCTTCACAGCACCTTTGATCCAGTCGCCCTTGGCGTACATCGTGACGTCCTCGGGCTTGTCTTTGCGCTGGGTAATCTTACCCTTGGGCATCTTGGACGGGGAGATGTCGCCCATACCCCTACTGGATCGCATCGGTTATCTCCTACAGCTCCAAGTCGGTCAGGGCGGTTTGCGCCGCAGCTTTGAGCGTCGCCAAAGCACGCCCGACGTTGTTCAGGGCATAGATCACAACGTCGTCGGTTTGCCCGGCGAGGAGCGTCTGCAGTTGCGCATCGTAGTCGTCCGCAGCGTTTACAAGCGTTGTCAGAAGGTTCATGTCGTTTCCCCTATAGGCCCGCCGTCAAGTCAGTCATGAGGGCGCTGAAACCAGACGGGTCGCGCGCCTGTAGGCACCGCGAGAAGAAGTACACTTCCGAGAACCAGCCGGTCCAATAGCTGTTGCGGTTACGCCCGATGCCAAGGTTCCAGTAGTCAACTGACGGGATGGCCAGCGACGAACCTGAGAGCCCGCTGACGCCCGCACCGGTGTTAAGCTGCGCGTACATGCGACGCGCCTCTGGCGAAAGGCCCATTGACAGCACGGCGGGCACGCCGCTCGTAATGGTGTCGGCGGTCCCGCCCGAGCTCAGGCTCGGCGTCCAACCGTAAATTTTCCGTCCGGTCGACTGCGTCCCCAGTTCCCACCCAAACGCGCTAGGGTTGGCGGTGCCAATGCCGGACATAATCGACGACGCCGTTGTCGTGCCGATGGCTATGACGGTGAGCTCGCGTTGCGCCCACATCTCGTCGAGGATGCTTTGGTTAGCCGCGTTAGAGAAGTTCATGCCCTCGCGGGAGCCGATGGTCGAGAAGCTCGGGGTCGCACCCTGTATGGCCCCCACAGGGCCACCCGTTACTTCGTTCGCAAACGCACCCCACGCGTTAACCGTCGCACTGTCCATCTGCTGTGAAACACTGACGGTATAAGTCCCCGTACTGCCCGACCCGGTGCCGAGGGCGGTGATCGTGGTGTTGGGGAGGATGAACGTCGAGTTAAGCGCCGAGCCGACCTGAATAGTCCCTGAGCTCACCGCCGTAACCGTCATGGTCGTGCCAGAAATGGACGCGGTAAAGACCGC